ACGGATTGCCGTATCGACATTTCTACGCCATTCGGCATGAACCATTTCGCACAGAAGCGGTTTAGCGGTAATTTCCCTGTGTTTACCTTCCACTGGAGTAAAGACCCACGCAAGCAAGAAACGCGAATCAGCGAGACAGGCGAGGTCATCAACGTTTTCAAAGAAAAGAAGATCAAAGAAATCGGCATTGTGCAGTGGAACCAGGAATACGACCTGGACTATGCGGGTTCGGTGGAAGGCTTGGCAATCCCGCCTGAGTGGGTGCGCGCCGCCATCAATCTCGAACTAAAGGAAAGCGATGTAAACACGGGTGGGCTCGATATTGCCGAGGAAGGCAACGATAAAAGCGTTCTTGTGCATCGCCGCGGGCCACGCGTTTGCACTATTCTGGATTGGGGCAAATGCACCACGCATGATACTGCGTATCGCGCAGCAGATGAGTGCATTAAGCTGCGCATCGGCACATTGCATTTTGACACGATTGGCGTCGGCACTGGTCCCAAAGGCATCTGGCAAGCAAAAGAGGCAACAAAGACCCTTGGTTTTTACGCCAATCCGGTTAATGTTGGCGAGACGCCCAATGAAAATGTCTATTGGCCTGACGGGATGAGCAGTAAAGAAAAATTTGTGAATCTCAAAGCCGAGTTGTGGTGGAAGGTTCGCACGCGATTTGAGAAAACGTATGAGTTTGTGACGCAACGCATTGCGCATCCACACGAGGAATTGATATCGATTCCCAACCATCCGCAGTTGATTAGCGAACTGTCCATGCCCAAGTACGAACGCATTGAAAACGGCAAGATCCGCATAGAATCAAAGGAGAAGATGCGCGCCCGCGGGCTGAAGTCGCCAGACTTTGCGGAAGCCCTCATTCTTGCGTATATCGAGCCGATGGAAAATTTCACCGTTTTGCCTGTTACGCGTGCCGATTCACCATTGGTGGGCATGCCTGCGGGGGTTGGCATGGTCAGGCCAGACTCGTATACGGCGCAATTCCAGCAGGAACCGAGCGTAGGCGGCAGTGCGATTGATTCGCCGGATTACCTGGGGTTTAGGAGTTGACGTTTATTCTTGATATCATTTTGTGCTTAAAATGCGTTTATCGGGAGGGCAGCAGTAAATGGAAGCTGACAAGCCGATTATCGTGGACGACAAGACGGGCGAGGTTGTTCCCCATGTGGGCGTTGACCGTCAAACATTTTATGAGGGGACAATTTTTGAGAAAGCTCTTGGGGGCCTGCCGCCCAACAGGTTGCTTATGGAAGCTCTTGCTTACGAATTTTCCGGTTCTGTGAGTGAGTGCGGAGTGAAGCAGCCAGATTTTGATAAACTCGCACTCGAACACATGTTTGAACGGTTGAAATCGCTAGAAGATGCGGTTCAATCCCTGCAAAAGCAACTGAATGAGCTTTGCGATCCGGCCACGATGGTTTTCAAGCATCATTGATTCGGGAAGGGGAAATACATGGCGACTATTGATAAGGCGTTGCAGATTGCGGCGATGGCTCACGAGGGGCAGAAAGACAAGGCGGGCGCGCCGTACATTTTGCATCCGTTGCGAGTGATGCTGGCTGTCGATGGCGAAACGGCTAAAATCGTTGCCGTCCTGCACGACGTGATCGAGGACACCCCCGTAACGATAGACGATCTCCGCAAGGCAGGCTTCGGCGAGGAAGTCGTTTCTGCTGTGCTCTGCGTCACCCACCAGAAAGACGAAACCTACGCTGGCTATGTCGTTCGTTGCAAGAAGAATGAGATTGCCCGGCAGGTAAAAATTGCTGACCTAGCGGACAACTGTAGACCTGACCGCATCATCCTTCGCCCACAGAAAATCGACGCCGATCTCGCCCGACTCCGCAAGTACGCTATCTCACACCAGTACCTGACGGGCCAACTCACCGAGCATGAGTATCGGAAACTCATGGGCCAATTTTTCGATCATTGGGTCGTTGGAAAAATGGCCGACACTAACAAAACATTTCAGGAGTAACGGCATGGGATTGCTAGCAGATTGGCAGATCAGAGAACGCGTAAAAATCGAGCCGTTTGCTGAGGAAGCACATCGGCCCGGCGTCATCTCCTACGGCGTTAGCAGCTATGGCTACGACGTTCGAGTGGGACGCAAGTTCAAGGTGTTCACCAACGTCTACGGCGCGGTGATTGATCCGAAGCGGTTTGATCCGACTGCGTTCGTCGATATCGAAGCCGACTCCTGCATTATTCCGCCGAACAGTTTCGCCCTTGCGGAGACGGTGGAATACTTCGAGATTCCGCGGGAAATCCTTTGCATGTGCGTCGGCAAATCGACGCTCGCAAGAGTGGGCATCATCGTGAACGTAACGCCTTTGGAACCGGAATGGCGGGGCAAGATCACCATCGAGATATCGAACACCACGCCGCTGCCCGCGAAAATCTACGCCAACGAGGGCATCGCCCAGATTCTGTTCTTTGTTGCCGACGAGGTCTGCGAGAGGAGCTACGCGGACAAAAAGGGCAAGTATCAGGATCAGGCGGGCCTGACGCTGCCGATTGTGGTGGGGGACGATGTCAAGCCAATGGATATTGTTGGCAAGATCAAGGCGGGCGAATCCGTCATCATTCAACGTGGCGTCTGGCGAGACGGCGAATTCATTGATGCCGACGCGCCGGCTGGCACGCTGTGGCACCCAATGCCGGATGAGAGTAACGCACATAAGCCGAAGTCTTTTGATGAGGCGCGGGAGGCGATTCGCGAAGCGGGTGGCAAGCAATGGGATGAGATTGATCCTAAGACTCGCCTTGAAGCGTAGGACAGCCCCGACCTAGGCCGGTTTTTTTTAATAACGGGAGAGATTATGCCTCCGCTGTATTACATCCTCAAGTCTTCTTGCGAACAAATCGCGGGGCGTCTACTTTTGGAGCGCCCGAATCAGGAACTTGTTGTTGGAACTCAACGGGTTTCTGTGCAGGTGGTTTTTTCTGAGAATGTTGCTAGAGAGGTCATTGTTTGCAATGGAAATAGGGTTGGATTCAAGGAATTCGTGAAAATCATAGAAAAAGAGGTTGGCAACGCACATGGCTAAGCGATATCTGACGTTTGTATCTTTTCTCTTCGAAGGCGGCCCGTCATGGCAGAATTTTGAAGGGTCGTTTGATAATTACGAAAGCGCGAAAGCTCACGTTGTCAACGAAACCAAGACATCCATGGTTGGCGAGGTTGTCGACCTGGAGATTGAACGCGTTGTGTTCAAAATCAAAAATCTTGACGGCGTCGCGACCATCGAGAATCTTGCCGGGCTAGAACGCTACGCGTGATTTTTCCCCATTTTTGCATCCATATCCCAATCTAGCCTATAGTGGGAACCCAACCGAGGTTCCGCTATGGGCTTGTTTAGCAGCATTTCCAGTGCATTTTCATCTCTTTTCGGTTCAACGCCTCAAGTTGGCGATGAAGACAGGCAGATTCCGCGCGGTGCAGTCAGTGAAGAAAAAGTAAAGTCTGCCGTCCCCATGCCCGCATTTCTCCCCTGGATCGACCACCTGCAAAACGTCGGCGAAACGCTCGAGATGCGGATGGTCTATCGCCAGATGTTCAACGATCCCAACGTAAAAGCCGCATTCTTCGCCAAAATCTTTGCCGTGATGGGCCAGGATTTGAGTGTGCGCCCGAGCAAATGGGCAAAGAAGAAGGATCCAAAGCGGGCGCAAGTGATATCAGAGTTTGTGGAATGGAACCTAAAGCACGCCATGGAGTTTGGTGTGCCAGGTTTGATCTGGGAAATCCTGTCTGGCGCAGGCATTTCGGGCTATTCAGTGTGCGAAAAGGTATGGGACGAACCGGAAAACCGAGGCAGATGGAAAGGCAAACGCCCATTGCGCCGCCTCAAGTCGAAGGACGTTGACCAGGACATCGTGCCAATCATCGATGCATACGGCAATGTGACTGCCATCAAGGGGCTGCGTTACAATCCTGGCCAGCTTTGGAACCCGCAAGAATTTCTGATTTATCGCCATCTAGGCTTGTATGGTAACCCGCTCGGCATGAGCGATTTCCGCGCCGCCTACGGGTCTTATTGGATGCTTGATACAGCGCTCAAGCTTCGAGCCATGGCTGTCGACAAGCGAACGCTGCCTATCGTCTGGGCGACGTATCCAACGGGGCAGATTGGCATGCAATCGACCGTTGAAACTGCATTGCAAACACTGCGATCTCGTAACTGGATTGCGGTGCCTGAAGGCGTCAAGCTCGAGGTGTTGGAAATCGCCCGCGGCGCTGATGGCGTGTTTGATTCGTTCTGCAACACTATGCAGGAACGCATCTTCCTGGCGATTGCTGGTGCAACGCTGCAGCAGGTGCAAGGTGGCGCTGGCACCATGCGCGGATCGTCTGCGGTCCACAAAGACACTGCGGATTTGTTCAAGTGGTTTCTGACGCAGGCCATTGTGCAAATGCTTAATGACCGGCACCATGGCTTAATCCCAGACATTGTAGATCGCAACTTTTCCGGCGTCGAAGATTACCCATACGCCTCGCTCAGCGGCGTGGACGACACGGAACTGAAGGAATCGCTGGCCATTGATCAGGGCTTGCAACAAATTATCCAGCCAATGAACAAGGTCCTTGATCTTGAGGAGTTGTCGGAACGATATTCCCGCAAGTTCAAGGACGCACCAATGCCACCGGGGGGCGGCATGGGTGCAATGGGACCGGGCGGAACGCCCATGCCAGGCCAAGCAAATGGTGGTGGGCAACCGCTGGACCCTGAGGCGGCGCAGTCGCAGTTGGCGAATATGCCGCCTGATCAGGCGCAGCAATTGAACCAGATGTTGGGAGGGGCGGCAGCGTGACATGCGTGGCGTAATCGCTACTCCTGGTTCTGATGGCGACAAAATCGAGCGCCTGCTATCCCGCGTGCAGGACCATGGGGCAAAGACCATCTACAGCCTGGCGGAAGACGCTGCCAAAGGTCAGCCGACTAGCCTGACACGCCTTGCCGAGACGATGACAAACGCCACGGCGACGGCGAACCTGCTGGGCCGTGCCAAGATCCGCCATCGCATAAACCGCATGACAAAGTTCTCGGAGGGCAGCGACTTTGCATGGTTCGCGGAAGACTCTCTTGATCCGATGACGCCGCTGAAGGCCCTGGAGTATTTTCAATCGAAGGCCCCGATTTCGCCCCGTGGGCTTACTGCGTTTGATGCGACCATGCAGGGGCAAGGATTCCAGATGGCGGCGACCACGGAAGTTACCATTCTGCGCAAGGTCCATGAAGCGATTCAGCGAGCCCTCGAGACTGGCGAGAGCATTCGCGACACGCCGCGGCAGATTGAAGAGATTCTTGCATCGGCAGGCATTCACCCAAAAAAAGGCTATGCGCAGCAGGTGTTTCGAACCAACTTGCTGGAAGCGTATCGGCAAGGAGCTTGGGAAGAGTATCAGTCCCCCGAATTGGATTCGCTTTACCCTGTGTGGCAATACATCGGCATCGTCGATGGCCGGCAACGCCACAAACATGAGCATTTGAGCGTCAACCCTGTGCCTGGCATTGTTGGCGGGCTGTTCTTTCCTCGTGATATGTCGTTTTTCGATGTTCGCGGGCGAGATATCGGGGATGTCGCAAATTGTCGCTGCGACTGGTTGCCCGTGTATCGTCGGGATTGGGACGCATTGCAGGGCCAAGGCGCAACGGTGGCGGATCTGACCGAAATTCGGAAGCTGAATGCAGCGTAAGAGGGTGCCATGAAAAAAGCATTTGTGTTGAAATTTGCGGAAGACGAAAAGCCAGCGGACAAAGACAAAGAACCAGCGGACGAAGGCGGGTTGACCTGGGATAGCTTGGCTGCGCAGGCCATGGGGGAGCTAGCCGAAAAGCACGACGAAATCCCGGAATGGTTCGTTAAGGCTTACATGAGCCTGTAATCCCAACTTGAGAACAACCATGCTAACCTTTGTCTTCAATTCGTTGCCCGACCATGTCGCGTTCGCCGAGGGCAAGACAGGCGTATTTAAGGACAAGCTCGGGCGCAGCTATCGCCTGGACAAGGGCAAGCGGGTGCCTCTCAACGCTGGATCGCCTTCGAAAGCCTCAAAATCGCCTGCCAAAACGTCGAGCAAAGCAGTTACGCAAAAGCCGCCTAAACCGCCTGCCGTCGTTAAGACCTTCAAGGCTGTCGCCAAATCCAAGCCATCCGTGGTCGATCTTCGCAAGGAATTTGACAAGGGTGGCAAGCTGAGCGGCTTATCGAAGGCGCAACTCAAGGACATTATCGCACACCACGTAGGGCGCAAACGAGCCACGCCGGTTAAGTCGGCAACCAAGTCTGCAACCACCTCTGCAACCAAGCCGGAAGCCAAAGACGATGACATTGAAACCTTCCCGATTGGCGATCCTGTGGCAGCAAGGCCGAACGTCTACAAAGCGTTAGGAATCAAGGATGCGAACGTATCCAAGGAAAAAGAACAGTTTCAAAAGGTCAGCCTGCCAAAAATTCGCTTTTTCGAAAAAAAGACCGGCAAGCCGTGGATTGAAATGCTGCTGCATGCCATGGATACCGGCATCGACAAGATTGACCATAGTACGCCATACCAGGAGCGATGGGATAAGCTCGTGGCTGGCGATGTGCCAGGTATCGACAAGAAGCTCAAGGACAAGAATTTTGCCCACGACTACGGCAGCATGAGCCTGCCGAACCTGAAAAAAGTCGTCAAACTGCTTAATGACGCAGGGTATCAGCCAGGCAAAAAGAACACGGGCGATTCAAAGGGGAAGATCAGCGAAATCGCCGACGAGAAGATGAAAAAGGCTTTTGGCTTTGCTCCATCCCATCACGATTTCTCGGAATCGCCCATGCCAGCGTTTACCATTTTCTTTGGTGGCACAAGCTTTGTATGCTTTGCAGAAGGCTGGGTTGGCTTTCGCACTCGCACAGGCAAGCTAGGCGCTTACAATCAGCGATTGCAAAAAAAGGCTTATGGCAAGAAGGCCGAGTCACTGCTGAAATCGCGTCCTGAACCAAAGACGAACAAAAGCTATTCCAATCGCAAAAAAGAGCTTAGCGCCGCCGATTTCAAACAAGCGAAAAAAGGTCTGGAGTGGTACAAGCAATCTGCCCATCGTGGCGAGCTTGACGAACGCCTTGCGACGCACGCGAAACGTGTGAACGTTGGCAGTTGGCGTCAAAAGGCCGCGGACCTCGGTATCAAGCAAAAATTCCGCAAAAAAGACGACCTTATCAAAGCGATTCGCGATCACTTGGCAGCAAACTTGCCAGAAGACCCGGCAAAGGCCGAAGATGAACGCATTCTAGTGGCACGGCCCGAGCTAACGGATTACGCGCCGCCAGAACTGGTCATGCCAAGCGCTGCCCAGCATTTGCGCCCGCACCAGCTTAAAGGATCTGCCAACGCGATCAGGGCACTTGATGACCACGGCATTTTCCTGCTCTCAGATGGTACAGGTGTCGGCAAGACCCGCGAACAGCTTGCCGTAGCCGCCACACAGGCCAGCAAGGGCAAAAAAGTGCTGATCATTTCCAAAGCAGAAGTGATCAAACCAGACTGGCGGAAGAAATCCATGGCCGGCTCGTTTGATGCCGATTCCAAGGCGATGGGAATTGACCTCAAGCTTTCCAACGGATCAGAACCACTCGAAAAAGGGCAGATTCAGCTCACCACGTACAACAACCTCGCAAAGTTCAAAGACAAAATCGATAAAGACACATGCATTATCTTCGATGAATCGCATTCTGTAAAAAATTGGGAGTCGTCGCGGGCCCGTGACGCGGACGATCTCGCAAAAGCCGCAGGCCAAACGATGTTCGCCTCGGCGACGCCGGCTGATCGCCCGATGGATCTTGTGTATATTTTTCGCAACAAGCTCTTTGGCGCTGACAAGGGATGGGACGAAATCAAGAAAGAGCTTGGCGTCATCGAACGCCAAGCCGGCAAGCACGAAACCATGCAGGTCGATCCCAGTGTAGGCGCACCGGAATGCTTTCGCCGGCTGTCAGAGATTTTTGACAAGCTGACCAAAGAAGGCATGATGCTGAAACGCGAAATTAAGTTGGATGGCGTCGAAATGGCCACCAATAAGATTGCGTTGCCTCCTGAGGCGCAAGCCGAACTTGCGGATATCCAGGCCAAAGGTGGCAATGGTGATACGTACCTCATGCACGCACGCCGAGCTCAAGAGCGATACAAAATCCCGCACACCGTGGATTACGTTCAGAAAGAACTTGCGGCGGGCCGTTCCGTCGTCGTATTCGCGTCTTTGGTCAATGACACCACCGATCCCGGTTCGGGGCGAAAGATCCCCGGCACGATGCCACTGCTCAAGCAGGCGTTGAAAAACTCCGGGATTGAAGACATCGCGGAGTTGCACGGTGGCGCGGAAGGATCAGCGAAAAACGCCATGGACGATTTTCAATCTGGCAAGGCCAGGGTGATCATCGCGACGCCGGAAAGCGGTGGCACGGGCGTTAATCTTGACGACACGACGGGAGAACGCCCGCGGTCCATGCTGATCATGACCCCGCCATTCGATGCGATTACGACCATGCAACTGATTGGCCGCATTCATCGGCTCAATACCAAGAGCAATTCGCGCGTTAACTTTTTGTTCGCTGATTCCAAGGTAGACGATTGGAATACGCGATTGCTGCGTAACAAGATGCAATCGCTCAAGGCGATCGTCAAAGGCGAGAGTGACAAAGTGAAGTTCTCCGAAAAGAAGCCGAAAGCCAAGCAAGCTGGATTCTTCATGATGTTTGGCGAAGAAGGTATGGATTACCAGTCTTTCGCTGAATGGTTCATGAAGATTGGACCTCGAGGCGGGAAAATCTACGTCAATTCGCAAACAGGCAAAGAGCGTAGAACGCCTCCACCGCAAGGCGGGAAACGATCCGGACCTACCTTAAAGACTGCAACGGCTCAGGCGAAGACGATTGCTCCCAAAATGCCTGCAAAGAAGTCGACGGTAAAACCAGCGGCGAAAAGAAAAAATGCTAAGGATTCCGGGATTCTCAAACAAGACAAAACGCCGAAAAAGCCTGCCGTAAAGATGACGTTTGGGAAGTCGTCGCCTCGGAAGCAGGAGTCAAAGCCCTCTAAAGAAGCTGCTCAGGAGGCGTTTAGCAGTGGTGGCACAGCAGAAAGTATCTATTCAGCGTTGAAAAAGTCGAATCAAGATTTAACGCTTGGCCAATTCCAGGATTATGCTAGAGAGTTGCTGAATGCCGGCATAATTCGTCCCAAGTTGCACGATGGGTACAACCATCGCATTCGTGGCGAGCAATTTGGAATTTCTACCAAAGATGGGGATCCAGCAGTAGGTTACGAATTGGTTCCTGGGAAGACATTGCCACCATTGAACGCGTACAAAAAAAATGACAAACTTCCCAACAAAATCAAATCGGCTGTTGCCAATCTTGGCTCACACGGAAGTGTTGCATTACCAGACTTGTTTGATGAAATCAAAAAGGAAAATCGCAATCTTACGATTGGCCAATTTCACGACGCAATCCGGGATCTAGCCTCCAAAGGTGTTATACGATCGAACGCTTACACTAGACCGCTGGCGACGGTCAAACGGCCAGAGTTGGGATATCCAGATGAAATGGAATTGAAGTATTACGTTGCGCCTGGGGATACGAAATCTGCAAAACCAATCAAGGAGTCAAGTGGAAACATTGTTGACCCAAAACAATTCGCTAGCGAGAAAATGGGCGTTCATATTCGCACGCCCCAAGACGATAGCCTTGCTTCGCGCATTGAATCGTTGGCTGATGCTGACACACGCGTCCTTGATGCAAATTACGATGACTGGGGATTACATCATAACGAAGCGTTGCGGTATTTGGGCAACGTGTACGGGGAATTGAAGAGAAGTGCACAGGGTTCTGCGCCTATGTCGAAAGATCGGATGAAGCAGAAACTCTCTGGGCCCAAGGAGAATATTCAAGCGGTTGTTGATGCAGCAAAGAAGCATGGTCGGCCCGATGTTGCCGAGTTTTACCAGCGGTTTGGGATGCAAGCAGTTAACGAAGTGGAGAAGGAATTTGGGTTACATTCGCAGGAAACAGCAACGCCGTCGGCCTTTGAGGTCGTAAAGAAGCCTCGCTAATTCCCCATTTTTGCCGGAACACATCGCATTCGTGTAGGCTGGCCTCACCATGGCTAGCCTCACACTCACTTTTGGCGCACCACGTCATTTTCGTCGTTTCGACGAGCCACGCATCCAGTGGACATTTACGCCTCTCCCCAACGGCGGACTGAAGGCGCAAGTCCCGGGGCATCAGCCCGTATACGGTGATGCTGCCAAGCGATTACAAGCAAATCAAGGCCGCGGCGCTGCGGTGCAGCCTGCGCAAAGCCCAATGGCCAAGCTTGGCCAATTTGCGATGAAGTTTGGCAAGGGCGCGGCACAAGGCGCGAAGTCAGTCGGCAAGGCGGCAATCACTGCCAAAAAAGCGGTCAAAGGCGTTGTAGAAAAAGGGTTTAGTAAGCTTCCTCCGGCTGCGCAGCAGACGGTGTCTCTTGTCTGGTCGGCCATGAACGTTTCTTATTCTGCGGCAAACGCTGCGGTTAAGGCGGTGGCTAAAGAACATGGCCTGTCTGAGCAATCCATCGAAACGCTGTCGAAATGGACCTCGGCGGCAGACTGGACGCTAGGTGCTAAGTTGGGGGCGTTCGCAGGTGGCGCCATCGGCGGAACGGCTGGCGCGGCTGTTGGTTCGATGATCCCGGTAGGCTCGTTGGCATACCTGGCGTATGCAACGTCCAAAGACCCGCAAGCCACCATTAGAGCAGCACGCGCCAAAGTGCGAGGGATTCTTGCCAAATTCAAAAAGCCTGAGTTGAAATCTGACGATTACGAAGTGCAAGAATCCGGAGGTAAAGCACCAGAATTCAAGGATGCCAGCGAGGCAGATCATTGGGCAGATGTTCATACGCAACGCACAGGAGCGATTACTCATCAAGAATTGCAGGCCAGCGATTGGTATCGACACCAAGGCGATGGAGTCATGAACGGTGCGTTGCGAGGCAAAGGCTTGCTTAACAAAATCTTTGGCCCAAGGGGCAAAGCAGAAGAAGGCATTAAGGCGCTGGATTCGCTCATTGAAAAGTCGACTATCGACCATGATGCGACACTTCATCGCGGTTTACGCCTTTACGGGGATCCTGCCAAATTGTTCCGCGAAGGCAGCGTGATCGCCGATCCTGGCTATTGGTCCACTTCGCTGCATGAATCTGTTGCAAAGCGGTTTATGCGAAATGCTGACGTAGAGCGGCAATCCGTACATCTAAAAATTGACATGCCTGCAGGCTTTTCGGCGTATCATATGCCCAGAGTGGTCGGGAAATACGACGAGGCGGAATTGGTGCTGCCTAGAAACTCCAAATTTCGCGTCAAGAAACTGGAAAAGATCAAAGACCCAAACTTCAATGGTGGCGCGGAGTATTGGGTTGCTCACTTAGTGCCTGTCAAAGCGAGGAAGAAAGATGCCTGATCGATTTGTAGGCCAAGGATCTGACCTGATTGTTAACGGCAAGCCTTTGCATCGCGGAAGTGTCGAAGATGAAGTGATTCACATACTGCAAGAACATGGCATGCCACCCAAGCCGACGCCAGACGAAGTGCGTGCGGCAACATTGCGGGCCCAGCGAGCGGGCGACCTGGGCCGGGAAATGGTCGATATCCTACTTGGCGAGCATTCAAAGCGAGCAGATGAAGAAATTGCCGACTCCAAACGCCAGCACATTGCCAGACAAATGGCGATTCGGCAGAAGAAATACGGCGACCGATTCGACGATTTCGCTGCGTATTTCTTTGGAACTATTGACGAGTTGCGAGCGGAAGGCAAAGTGGATGTGGATTTGGCGTTCGAAGTAGCAGACGAAGCTATGAAAGGATAGGCCATGCTCAGCGACAATTTCCGCGAAGATATTACGCATGCCGTCCTGATGCGCTCGCAAGCCACTGTCGACAGGCTTGTGTCCGAATCGGAAACCTTTATGCGCATGGGATACACTGAGGAAGATTTAGTGATCACGGTAGAAGATCGAAAAATTTGGATCAGTGTCGCATCTCAATTTGGGGCAGGGGATTTGCACAAACCACAACAGCCATAAAATGCCTGCATGGGGAAACTTTGGCGCAACTGCAAGACGTGTCGGCGAAAACTAAAGGGCGATGATGATCGAGCAGGATTGTGCTCGGTATGTCGCCATATCAAGCGATTCGACGAAGACCGCGAACGACCATCACTTCCAGAACCAACGCAATCGCAGCCAGGATCCCAAGAAAAGGCCACTGTACTTTCCTATCGATGGCAAGCCGGCTTAGCCATGCACCACCCATGCGACTACAAGGAAGATTATCGACGCGAAAAGCCATATCAGCTACCAGACCCGCAGGAAGAGCTTCCAGACACAGATACAGACGCAGTGATGCGGAATTTCTTGGCAACAACGAATTGGGCTAGATTCGTTGAAGAAATGTGCAGCTAAATCGTTCACCCAAAAAAAAAGCACCAAACGACGGTAAAACGACCGCTTTTCGACCGAGAAACGACCGCTCGCCGTCGTTGAAAATAATCAAAAAAATATTTCCCCATTTTTGACACACACAGGCTGAAACAGATATCTTGCCTGCGTGAACATTGCAACTGCCAAGCCGAAGCCGTGGCCGAAGCCGAAATTAGGTGTCGTTCGGGACGTAGAAATATTCTCCGCTGGCACACACAAAGGGCAACCGTACACCGTTGACGATTTGCACGACATTGCCCGCAACTTTAAAAAATTCTCTGGCGACGGTCCTGGTCCACGAGTCAACCCGCCTGCCGTGGTTGGACACGAAGAAGATCAGGAGTGGGTGAAAGATACGGGTTTGCCTGCCGCAGGATGGCCAACTAATTTGCGGGTGCAAGGCGACAAATTGAAAGCGGATGTCACCGACTTGCCGCCTGAGCTTGCAGACGCGATTGCATCAGGGCGATATCGGGCGGTTAGCAGCGAGATTTATGATCGCCCACCTGAAGGTATCCCAGCCAAGGGAAAAATGCTGCGTCGATTAGCGTTTCTTGGTGGCGATCTTCCGCACGTAAAGGATATTCGCAGGCTCCCGCATCCTGAAGTGCAGTCTTACAGCGAATCGGTTTTGGATCAAACGGCCGCGCCAATTCGGCTTGCGGTGAACAGGGTGCAAATTCTCCCCGGTGGGATTGCTCGATTTTTCAGCGAGGTAATATCCATGGATCGCGGCGAAATGATGAAGCAGTGGGCTAGCCGAGGGGTACCCCAAGAAATCCTCGATTCGATGGATGACAAGCAGCTTGGCGCACTCACTGCAGCCGCCAGCAAAGACCCCGGGCCCGGCAAGCCGGAAGGCGAAGAACCTAACACGTCGGCGATGGGCGAAATGCCGTGGACTTCCGCCGGATCCAGCGGCGACGCGATGAACGCGTTCAAGGAGCACTGCTCCAAGATGATGGACGGTTACAAGACCTGGCACAAGGACAAATTCGGCGAGGATGCGCCGGTTGGCATCCATGACGCCGACGAGGATGGCGAAGAAGAAACCTACGATCCGGACAACGACGGAGACAATGACGCGACGGACGAGGGCGATACGGACAACGATGGCGGCATGGGTGACGATACGTCTGATGAAGACATGGACACGGGCGATGAAGGGACCGATGACGGCACGGGCGACGACGAAAACGCCTCGGGTGGTGACGACGTGGATGCATCCGAGGAAGGGGCCGATTCGGATGATGGGCAAACTCCCATGAAGAAAAAGAAGACTCCCATGCAGTTTTCCGAAGACGCCATCAATAAAGCCGTGGAACGTGCCATGGCAAAACACATTGGCAAGCTTGGCCATGTGGCCAGCAAATTCAGCGAAAGTGCTGCGAAACTCGAAGAAAATGAAATTAACGGCTTCTTGCAACGCATGCTGCACGAAGGGCGTATTGCGCCTTCGCAAATGGACCCCTCTGGCGGGCGCATCACGCTTTACCAGAAGCTTGCTGCGGCAGACAACACGAGAAACATTGGGAAGTTCCACGAATCGGCAACGGGAAAAATGGTCCACATGACCGCCCGCAAAGCGATGATGGAAGAAATCGCGTCTCAGCCTGCAAAATTCTCGGAACGCGTGAAAGCGCAGGCTGCGGGTGGAGAAATCAAGACGTTTACCGCGCAGGATTTGGAAGTGGAAACCTTCCAAAAGTTCTGCGAAGACAACGTCGAGAAGTTACAGCGGATTCATTCGACGCCGCTAGAGATGGTCCAGGTGTTCAAAAATTCGTCGAAAGAGCAGCGGGCTCAGCTCAAGGCCGAATTGAGCGCGTAAATCGATCAACGTTGACATTGCTGGCATAGCAGTCGCGAGCGAAACACGGCTTCCCTTGCCGTAGGCCAGCTTCCAAAGGGGTGACTCGTTGGGGAACGAGGTGAGCTATGATCCATGGCAAATCCTACCTATCAGGTTCCCTCGACCTTTCAGAAGGCCGGAGACGACTGCGTATATTGGCCGGTTGACCCCTCCGCGAATACCACCTTCTATACAGGCGAGTCCATCGGCAAAAATGCTGCAGGATATGCGACGCATTTCGATGATTCGGCATCGCTCGAATTCCTTGGCATCCTTGCCGAACAACACCAGCAGTTTTACTCCACCGATGTCGGACTGGTGAAATTCATTCGCGTTCGCCGGCCTCCTACCTTCACTTTCCCTCTGCTCACCGGCACCGTTTCGCGTGTGGACGCCAACGGCACCACCGGCGCGGGTGCAATCGGCAAGACCGCGTATGCCTATGATTCTGGCCATTGCGTCTTGTCCTCAAGCAACCTCACTTATGGCAACGTCCTCGGCGAAATCGTCGATATCGGCGATCCTGGCGTTCCCACCAATCTCAACTCGACGTATTCGGTGGTGATTGCTCCGGCTCCTCCCAAAGGGCCTGGCGTTCTCTACATGGCGGCGACTGGCGATCAGACGCTGGGCCTCACCGCGTGCGGAAAAACCGTGTTTGTTCCTTCGTCCGCGAATCTGACGCTGACCCTTCCGCCGGCGGCGCTCACCAATCCCGGCGTGGACAAGATCACGGTTATCAAGACGACCTCTGGCGCCGGCAACACGTCTATCGTGACGCTGGACGGGTACGCCAGCGAACTGGTCAACGGATCGACAACGGCAACCGTTGTTTCTCAGTTTGATGTCAAGGTGTTGGTGAGCAACGGCACAAGCGGCTGGATCGTCCAGAGTCAAGTTGTGAACTAAGGAAAATTTTAGGCTTTAACGTCGGGCAGGCACTCGCGAGCTGATGGGTTTGGATTCCCCTCCAAACCCGCCCGACGTGAATATAAGGGGTCCGCTGGGGAGCGGGTGAGTCATGATACATGGATATCAATCTGTTCACCGCAGCCATGCGGAGCGAGTTTCTCAAAAGCATGCAGGTCGTTGGTGACCCTGCACCTTATGAGAACCTTTGCACGATGGTCCCCTCCACGGCTCGTATCGAGAATTACCCGTGGATGACGCCTTCGCCGGGCGTTTCCGAGTACATTGGGCGACGCCGTATTCCTCAGCTTGATTCGACCAAATACTCCATTCAAAACATGGAGTATGACGCGACGCTGAGCGTCCCTCTTCGCGACATCGAAGATGATCAGGTGGGCGGATACAAGTTGCGTATGAGCGAGCTTACCATCAAAGCTGGCAAGCCGTTCGAAAGCCGCAAGGCGATGCAATTGATCGGCCAAGGCGCAAGCAATGTGTGCTTTGACGGCACGAATTTCTTCGCGACTACGCACAATATTGGCAGCTATGGTTCGGCGCCGTCCGGCTTTGGTGGGGGTGGTAACTCCCTGACCTACACTGCGACGGCAACCAGCGATGGCGCAACCACAAAGTTCGCCGTCCTGATTCACAAGCCGGATCAGGGGTTGCGGCCGCTGGTCATCCAAAAACGCAAAGATTTCCAGTTCCACACCGATTCCGGCACGCAGGCCAGCGAGTTCAATCGCGTGGCAAATTACTGGATTCACGGCGAAAAGGGCTTCGGCTACGGGTATTGGTGGGATGCCGTTCTCGTGACCATCACCAACACGCCGGGCCTGCTCGACATCTTCACCTGTATCGATGGCGTTCGACAAACGCTTCGCAAGTTCAGTCTGCCGCGAGCGTTGCCAACCGATCCGATCGAATATGTCCACGAGCAAACGCTGTTCAGCCCGCAAAATGCCACGGTGGTATGCTCGACCAAATTGGAACAGCTCTTCAACCACGCGTTCAATGAGGACCGCGTCGGCGTGAGCGTTGCCGGTTCAACCGCAGGCATCACCAGTAACATTTATTACAAGGCTATGGGGCTGATCACCACCAACCAGCTTGATAGCTAAGGAAGCCTTCCTTCCCGTCGCTGCCGGGTTCGCGATTCCTCACGCGGCCCGGCAGTTTTTCAAAAGGAATTGTATGGACCCCCTGTATTGTCATCGGTGTGGCTACAAAACGGTTTTTTCCGCCAAGGGTATCACTTGCCTTGTGTGCGGCCCCGTTGCGGCCATGGCAAAAGGAGAGCCCGTTGATGCGCCGCATGTGTCGCAGGCTACGAATGGGGATTCTCAAGCGGGGATCGTGCAACGCGCTACGGAATCGTCTAAGGAAGTGAAACGCAAGCCCCGGATGCAGGAGGCGTAAGCCATGCCCGGGTTCGTCGATACGGATACCGTCAAGAGTTTTCTCAAAGACAATCTTGCTTATGCGGACACGGTTACGCTGCAGCCTTTTTGGACATCACTTGTTGCAAATGCGAACAGTCAGGCTTGGCAATTTATTCTGCGACACTGGCTAAGCAACGGATACACGGCGGCGCAAACGGCAACATGGGATTTTGGGATCGATTTTCAAACTCGACTTGCTGCATGGTTTGCTGCAATCCGCATCCCGGCCCTGTATCCGGACACCGCTGGCCAGCAAGCGTTCAAGGCGATTGATCCGCGGCTTGAATTGGTTGGCGACAAACAGCTAAATATTCCGCCCAACACGATGCTGATCTCGAGCGGAGAATACGTGTCGCCAGCAACCACGAACGGGTTAGTTAGTACAGGCCAGTTCGATGTCAGCCAGGATGAATTCGTGCCGTACAACCCTGATGATCCACGCCTAGGACAGCCAACGGTATTTTAGCCATGGCAGCGAAAACACTAAATCTTGGTGATCTGATTGGCGCGTTGGCGATTGCAGGCCAATACGATACGGCGACGTTGCTTAAGATCCTCGAGCAAGAGCTTGTTGGGGCAACGAAACGCAATTTTCTGCAAGAGCAAGACCCTGACGGTAACCCATGGGCAAAACTGAAGCGGCCGCGGCGGAACAGCAAGGGGCGTGACCGCATCCTGCAAGACACTGGGGCTTTGCGAACGTCGGTGACGGCAAAAGGCGCTCGCGGGAATATCGATCTGAAAACGCCAACGTCGTTGACCTGGGGCACTAACCTGCATTACGCGAAATTCCACCAGGACGGAACCAAGCACATTCCCAAGCGTGAATTTTTGGGCATCGGCGAGAAGCTTGCCGAAAAGATGGAAGCCGTAGCGTACGACTACATCGAGGAGCAAATTAACCGGGCGTTTGGGGGCATGTGATGGCGGTTGACGACCTCTATGCCCGAATCAAGGCCGGCGTCAAAACGATCCTGGAAGCGGACGAGCTTTTTCAACTGGAGATCAAGGGTGGCGTGGTTGACCTGCTGTTAGACGACACAAACAACCTCGCATGGCCGTGCATCACAATTTCTCTGGACGGCATGACGCCAACCGTATTGGCAGGCGACACAGAAACCTTCTTTTGGGAATTCCCCATGCTGGTTTTGATTCGCGACCAAGACGAAATTCGGCAGGCGAATCGAACGAAGTATTTGACGTGGTGGCAACGGTTGTATTCGCTGTTCCACCAACGGCCACCGACAGGCGGAATCGTGATCCCTGAATGCCCTGAAGTTTATCGGTCATCGGTTCGCCCGCGGCAGGCAGTGGACGCCAACTTGGCAAGATACCCGAACGCAGTTTCTGCCATCGAACTTCGGTTTGAGGCAGCGACCAGGAGACACGCATGAGCGATATTTCCATTACGCCTGCCAATGTTCGCCGAACTGCCAACACAGGCACTGTTGCCAGTAGTCAAACGGCAGGCGAAAACCTGACGCAGGGGCTTTCGGTTTACCTGTCGTCTAATCAATGGTTCAAAACCAAGGCGAGCAACGAAACGCAATCCGAAGTTGGCGGCATTACGCTGAATGCTGCCAGCGCCAATCAGCCGATTTCCGTGGCGCAAGGCGCGGCGATCATCTCGATTGGTGGCACCACCAGCAATGGCACGCCTTACGTTGTTTCGAACACGTCGGGAGCCATCTGCCCTTATGCCGATCTGATCAGCGGGCAGTACGTGAGTTTCATTGGCGTGGGTGGACCTAACAACACCATTAGCCTGGGGCTGGACCCAACCGGCTTGACCATCCCGTAACGAGGTAAAAACTATGTCTGCAACTCCTCCGCAAATCGCGATGGGTTATAACAGCCGGATTGATATCGACGGCACCGCTCTCGGCGTGCGTACGTGGTCGATTGAGCATACGGCAGATCCGCACGAAGTTGGCGATACCGAAGATGGCCAATACAAGAAGACGCAAACGGCGCGCAAGGAAGCTCGTGCGTCGCTGCAGTGCTTCGAGGATACTGCCAACTCGTATTACATCGCTCCGTTGTCGTTGGAAGCAGGCACGGTGTTGGAGAATGTTCGTGTTTATCCCCGCGGACTTGAAAGCGATCCTTGGTTTTTCCCGTATGTCGTGGTCACACAAGGATCTCACCGCGGCGACGTGAACAACCCCAACGACATGAACTTTTCATTTGTTTCCATCGGGCCTTATTACCCACCTGGCACGTCCGCGTAACCCTTGAGGAATTGCAATGTCTCTTGTTTCGCCTTCGCATCCAATCGAACTGAACGGCGCAACCTATGTGCTCACGCCTCCGACGCTGGCAACAGAAGGGCTGTTCGAAAATTATCTGGTTCGCTCTGCGATTGCCGACGTGGTGCGGCTCAGCGCATCGTATGGGGCGGCGTTCGAGACTGCTTTGCGTGATGCCCGCCGGGATGCTTCGAACGGTTATTACGAATGGGGTAGCCGAGGGTGGAATGAGGCGATCAAAAGCGACAAGCATTTCAAAGAGCTTGCCAAGATGGTTATCGAGCAAGAAAAGCCCATTGATCGCAAAATCCTCGACAACGCTTGGCCTGAGAAAGGCGTTGAAATCGTGGAGACGATTTTAGGATTCCTGCAGCGAAAAAACTCCCCGTCCCCGGACGCGAGCCAGGCGAATCCGGGGGTACAGGGCGAATCACCAGTGCCCACGAACTAGCGGTCATCCTCTCTAACGAGCCATATTGCTACCAGCGAGAGGACATCTTAAAACTAGATCGTTGGTGGATTATCAACGTCATTCTTTTTCCGCGCGACCAAAAAACAGGTTGGCCGATGCGGGAACCGGATGCGGCATCTCCTCTGTCTCAACTCGCCAACCCAAAAGCGGCATTCAAACAGCGTATGCAACAGGCCGGCCTTGAGGATGCGACCATTGAGGCGGAGTGGGTGCGCATCCTCGCGCGTGAAAAGCGGAAACAGGCTGAACAGCAAGAACGGCTGAAATCTCTCGAAGAAGTGCGGGCGATGCTAGCCCAGAGGGGGCGATATGGACCGCGAAGTTAATGTAAAGATCAACCTGGAAGAAGGCGGCGATTTCTCGAAGTCGATCGCCAAAGCTCAGCAATCTTTAAAAGAGATTGAGAAAGTCAGCCGTTCGCTTGGAAGCCCCCATGTCCGACGATACATGGATGAGGCGTTTGCACAATTCCAAGGCACGGTAAAGGCTGACCATCAGCGAAGGGCAATCTTAGAATCGGCAAGAAATAGCCCTGCCGCACTTGCTCGGGATGCAGCAATTCAGCATATCGCTCTGGGCACGACAGCCCGCACCATCGAATCGAGGCGGCAGTTTTTGAGGACGCCTACAGGCCAAGCGGTAGTGCAGCATGAGGCAAACGTCAGTTACCAGCAAAAGCAAGCTAGCGATGAAGAATCTAGGATTAGACAGCTTGCGTCTTTTCGTGCTGAGTTTGGCAAGCTTGGCGGAAATGCAAAATATGCTGCCGAAAGGATGAAAGAGTTTTCGTTGGTGACTACCAACGCATTCCTCAAGGTCCAAGCAGGAATGGCGGGGTTTATCGCTGCTGGCTCGCCAGAAACGTTCGCTACGCTGACTGGTTCGGCAAAGTTGTTGGCTGGAGAAATAGGGCACTTACTCATACCTGCTGCGGTGAAACTGTCGGCCACGATGCAGGGCGCAGCGAAATGGGTCAGAGAACTTGATGCTGGAACCAAGGGGGCGTTAAGCACGACTGCTACCTGGGCCGTAGGACTGACAACGGCTGGATATGCAGTCGGGATGGTTGCCAGAGTGATCAGCGGCGCAATTAATGGAGTTGTGGCATTTGGAAGTGGCATAGCACGGGCTGCATCCGCAATAAAGGCTTTTACTTTTGCTCACCCTGTGTTGACTGCGATTAGCGCCATTACTCTTGCGGTAGGCGCTGCAACAAATGGTTTTGGCTTGTTTGGGAGATCCATCGAAGACGTAGTTTCCAGAAGTCAGACCGCGAATCGCACGCTTCGAAACTTGCGAGAAAACCAATCTAGAATCACACCTGAAGATTACGCTACTAACGTTCCTGCTCGAATACGGCGAGAAATTGCGGACGCGGGTAGGCAGGGACCGGCTGCACAACGTGCAGTAATCGAAAGACACATTCAGCGAGCCGAAGCAAATGGGGATCGCAATTCGGAGAGAATGACAACTGAAATCGAAGCTATCCTTGAAGGCGTAGACCGCAACACGTCTGGATTGCAATCAGCGTGGCGAGGTAGGCATGCTCGAAGAAATGATGCAGTAATTGCGTACCTGCGTTCGCAAGGTGTCAGCGAAGGTGATATACGGACTCGCGTCTCTGAGGCGGGGAGAAGTTTCAGTTTAAACCCGTCTGATCATTTCGGGGCGTTGACTTCAGAGCAGCGCAGGGCGATGGCTTCAACGTATTCAGGAAGGACACAAGGGCAAGAGCGATCTATTGTCGCCGAGGTGTTGAGAAATGTGTTGCATTCTGGCGTTCCTGGGGATCGCCCTGCAATTTCAACAGGTTTCCAATCACAGCAAATGGACGGTTTTGCGCTGCATGACATGGTACAACGCGAAGCGGTTCGAGATGATATGCAACGGCAGACGTTTGAACAGCAGATGCGAGCCCTTCAAGAACTGGTGCAGCGTGCATCAGAAACAAGCACGGGGATAGGTGGCATACGCAATACCCTCGAACAATTGCTAAATCGTTTCAGTATGCGTTGAATCGGAAGCTCTTAAAGTTTCTTCCATCCACTCGAAAGCAGAATGGCACCAACGACCATGATAAGACCGTTTGCGGCGACGCGGGCTTGCATTCGCGCTAGGGATCCGAAGTTCTCAACTCCCCCAATCGCTGTAACGCTTGCCATCGATGCGAACATTGCAATAAAACCGTACACTCCAACGATTGCGCCGATAACAAACATTACGACTGGGCTTGGCCCCAATGATGCGGGCGGTTTCTTTTCAACCAGAAAGCCACGATCGTAGACAAGGTTTGTCTTGCATTTTTTGCAGTTGAATGCCACGCCCTCATGCGATGCCGATACCGTGTATTGCATGCTGCATTTCGGGCAAGGAAGCGTTTTTGGTGCAATCGCTGTCATGTCTCACCAGATAAATGACCATAGCCAATCGGAAAACACCATCTGCAAGAGCTTGTAGCGATACCAGCCCCAAAGAATCAAGACGAACAGGATAACGCTAACCGACACATGCAGCATGCGCCGCAAGGTGCCAGCCGTTCCGCGGTAGTCTTCTGCCCAGATTGCTCGCCAGATTGCCATGCCGTTTTCCCCATTTTTGACTTGCCACCATTATTTTAGGTAGCCTCGCCGTCGTCAACAGATTTTTTGGTGGCGCGATGGCGGAATATCCGTTCGTATATCGGCACGTAACCGACCAGATGGGGACGGTACGGCCTACGCGATATCGCGAACGAAACGAGAATTCCCCGAATTACAATTGGGATGACGAAGGCAGTAGCAGCGACCGCACTTATTACGTGCCTTGGGGGACTGACCCAAATGTCATGAACGTCGCCCGTCAAGATTTTCTTGGCTATTCGGTGACGTCCGCTAACCGCAAATACATATCTCGATACATCCCACACGCACACCCAGACTTCCCGTTGGAATTATACGCCAAGTCGGTGAGCGCCCAAGGAACGATCCCCAGAGGCAAGGATGATGAAGGGGTTGGAACGTTTACGGAAGCCTGTATGCGTGTTGGCTACCAGGCACCACCATACCAGATCCTCACCGACGACATCCTAGGGCAACTCTTGGACGGAGCGCCTGATGAGTCGTCGCTTTTGAGGTATTGCTCGTTCGAGATGCAGACTTCGGCAAAGTTTCAAACGATCCCGAGTACATCGCCCTTGAAGTGGGCTCCTCGAGCAGGTTGGCCAGCAGATAATGGCCCGCCACCGGGACAGCCTGTTGTTAACGTCCGAACCGTGCTTCTTCATGAAGGTGATCTTCAAATCACTTGGCATCAGGTTCCATTGGATGCCATTCCTGTTACAGCGATGTCGGTGTGTATCAATCGCACCAATCTGTATGCGTTCGGTAACCCTGAGTCTATTGCGGGGACGTATCCGCCAATGACTTTGGTATGCGGCGTGCCAAGACGTAAAATCATCCGCATGCCCAACGGTCTTTTTGCGGCAGATATTACTTACGTGTTCAAGTATTACCCGCAAGGCGCTAACTACTTTTTTTTTATGGAAGAGGGCAAAGCCGCAGGGTATTACCCAACGTCTTTTGACCCAGCAGGCACACAACTCTTGTATCGAGCGGTTGATTTTAACGACTTGTTTCGACCGGAGTTGTAACTATGCCATCTCCTTTCGATACAGGCACCTTCCCGTTTCGCCGCGGCGATCGCCCAGGGCGTTTGCTAGACCGCGACTATCAAAATGCTCTAATGCGCATGGCCGCGCAGACAGGCCAGCATTTTGCCGGATTCGAAGGGCTTATCCCGCCTGACTATCAACTGCAAGACGAAACGTTACGCATTCGCATCCTAGGACGGACTACGCTTGCCGATGGCACCTTCCAGTACGCATGGCAACGCGTTCGCGTGCAAGACGTTACAAATTCATCGCTTTCTAATCCCTTGCAAATGGACGATACCAACGTCGATTCCACGTTGCAGGGGATTTATGCGTATTGCATCACTAATTCGCCAGACGTGCCGTATGACGGATCTGCGGTTGTCGAAGCCGTATACGGTGGGGCTGGAAACTTCCTGTTCTTTACTTGGCCGCAGCGAGAGTGGGCGATTGGCCGGGCGACGGCAACGGTCACGGCAGGCAATCCTATTCCATGGGAAGAATTGTCACAGAACGCGAACGGCAGCCTGTCGGTTTTCACAGGTGGATTGTCTGGGACAACGAGCGCCAACCCAGCGTATTGCACATCGGATGTCGCGAACCAGACAATTGGCATCCTGAAACGAGGCTATGCGGCAGGCGGCGCACGCGTCAAAGTTTCGCTTACCCAGGCAGCAGATGTCGACACCTTTTTGCATTGCACGCAAGAGGTTTACGTTGCTAATGCCTCCGGTGGCACGTTCGCCCTGTACCTTGAAGGCACAGCGTCAGCAAGTTTACCGTACAACTTGACCTCGGTGGATCTTGCATCGGCTTTGGATGCGGTATTGTCGTCACAGTTTGGCCTCGGTGCCCCAACGGTGACCGTGACCGGATCCGGCACGTCTGGTTCGCCGTTCAACATCACCTTTTCCGATTACATCCAGCGTTCTCCGATGCAGGCGGACATTCGCAACCTGAAGACAACACAGCAGTGGATATTCTTCCCTGGTGGCGGGGGTGGCAACGTGACTGCCACGCCCGATTATGTCGTCGTCGATATCACAGCGGCCTCGCCTCCATATTACGCATGGACGTTAGCTGTTGCGCCGGAAGGCTATACAGGACCGTCTGCCGGGAATCTCACCGTCGATACGGCGTGGGATGTCATGGGACAACGCCCGTATTCCGTTGGCGAGCGTGCAATAGCCCACAAGGGGCCTGAAATCGGCACCGTTGTTGACGTGGGCAATGGGACGTTTCTGGACCTTGGCGGGGGCGATCTGCTGATTTGGACGGAAGCAGGATCGGCGGGAAATTATTGGCTTCTCGAAGGCTATCCGAACGCCACCTTCAACGGCACGACTTACGACCTGGCCGGCACAGCAAATCAAACGGCGATCACGAATGGTGTAGGGGCCGTGACAGCCGCCGGCGTCGTTGTTGGGCTTGCCAACAACGTCACGATTCCTGGCAGATTTACGGGTAGCAATCTCACACTGACCAGCAGGGCGAATGCACCATTTCTGTACGGTGGCAATGGCGGCGTTGTTCTGAATGGCACGTTTGGGCCGAGCCTTTCATTCAATGCCACGACGGGCGTTCTTAACCAACATGGCTTTACCGGCAACATAACGGTGCTGTCTTCCGTAACTTGTGGCAATGGTTCGTACACGTTCATGCAGCGAACGTTGACCTGGCAGAATAATTCCATTTCCGTTTCCGGCCCGACTCCAATTGTTTTGAATTGCAACCAATGCTGCAACGGCACGCCACCCGCCAGCGAATGCGTGGACTGCGGCGGGTGCTCAAATATCACCGTTTATACAGCAGCTATTGGCTCGGTGAATGGCGAATGGGCGTGCAATTGCGCCATGGATTCTGGATCGTCTGTAAATATGACTTATTACGATCCGGGAGGCGGAGATTGTGCGTGGACAGGAGACACGATCAATAGTAACGTGGTGAATTTGTACTATCACGCCAGCAATGGAACGTGGGAAGTATTTCAAACATTGCCAACATTTGTCGGGACATGCTGCGGAGCAACTCTGAAATACGTCCTCCCCCCTGGTTCGCATTTCAACTGCTGCGCAAATAACACATTTATCTATGACAGCTCAGCGGAAACGTGCGAAGGTGGAGGCGATCCTAACGATTGCGTGGGCAGTACTATCACTATTGGGCCTGCCACGCCATGCGAAACGATTTGCGTGCCATGCTGCACACGAAAACTCCCGTCGACCATGTACGGCTATTTCTTGGATATCCCCGAAACTTGCGATTTGCCCTTTGATATCCTGACGTTTAATTTCGACCAGGCAACAGGCACTTGGCTATACTCGGCAGGCAGTTACGAGATTTACGTTTCGTGCGACCCAGACACGAACACCATGCAAATCGAAGTCTTGAAAGATAGCGTTTTGTGCTACACGGGGGCGGCGACCAGCGACGCCGAAGCTTCTTGCGAGTCTGGCGTGTGGGCGTTCGTCGTTGAATCGTGTTGCTCTGATCCCGTCTCGTTCACGTTTTTGCGAGACTCGCCATGAGTCACCAATGCGACAAGTTTTCGAAAGATGGCGTGTTTCGGTTCGGCGATTGCGCACACTGCTTTTTCAAATCGCGCCAATCACCTCCAGCACCTAAGCCGTTGGCTAGATCAAGAGTGCGAAATTCGCCTTGCAAACACCTTGGCGAGCCAATTCGCAAGCTTGTTTCCTGCACATCGTGCAATGTTCATGCATGCGCCGTGCACGGGGAGTGCACGAAAATTCCTCGCACGGACTCACCGCGTAACTGCATGCAATGCCCCGATTATTCCCCAAATTTGACCATGACCCATGCAATTTCGGACAATGCGGAGCATGGCGGACGAAAATCTAATCCTGGTCGAGCCTGATACGCCGCTACAGGTAGGCATCGGCGAGCTATTGCTATGGGGAGAAAACAACGTGCCTGATCTTGATTCCCCATTTGCGACAGAAGTGCAATCCGCCAATGCCACGTTGCAGGCCAAGTGGGGCAAAGTGCTTTTGGACCAAAACAGCGAAATCCAAAAGAAATGGGCTACGGCTACAGAACTGACAGTAAGTTCGCCTGATATCGCCAAGAAGTGGGCTGGGAAGATCGCGCTATGAACGAAAACAAGACCATCCTGCAGCTTGACAATAACACGATTTCCAACGCGAACATCACGTATGTTCCGTGGATGGCTATTGGCAATACGTCCGCATCCAAGGCGAACATGACCGCGATGGTCCGCGCCGTTACCGCTCAGTATCCGACAGGCGTAAAAACTGACCTGAGCTTGCAGAACGTCAATAACACAAGTGACGCGAACAAGCCGATTAGCACGGCAACGCAAACCGCTCTTGATGGCAAGCAAGACGCCATTTCAATCGCCAATCAAACCGTGCTCGGGCGATATGGCAGCACTGGTAGCCCACAGGAGTTAGCTCTTGACGGCGCGAATCTGACGATTTCTGGCAATGGCACGCTGATGTACAGGGGGACGGGCGGGGGCAATGTCAGTAATGGCGATTCTCCGACATTCGCGAATCTAACAGCAACAGGCAATATCAGCCTGCCGAACGCTGGGGCATTTACGGTCCTGCAGGGTTACCAGACGGCCGCTTACGGAGCTGGTACCAACGGCACGACAGGTACAGCATTTGGCGTGCGACTAGGCATTTTGCCATGCAACGCCACTGGGCATAATTACACATCAGCCTTAACGGCGATTGAAGTCGGAAATTTTATCACACTGATCGGCGCAGGATCTCGCACCATTCTTGAGGTGTCAGCGCTGCTTGGAGACAACGGAAACTACGGGTACGTTTTTGATGGGACGTTCACGGGTGACGCGTTCCCCGCAGATGGCACCAATGTTTCGATTTACTTGGGGTCATCTCCTGGCGGTAGCGATACCTACGTCACCATCAGCAATGATGGTGTACTGGTCGTGAAATTATTCAATGACTTAGTGCCAACGTCAGATGGAGGAAACTTGACGTTGCCGGGCCTGACTTCTGCGGACTGGGCAACCGCCTCCCCGGCGACACTTGAGGAAGCGATTACAAGACTGGCTAGGGCAAATGGCACCTATCCGATTCCGGCATTGTAGGAGCAGCGATGATAACCTTTACGCAACCAACTCTGGCGCAACTAGCTGCAATCACACGCAGCCTGGGAAAGGTCAACGTCGGCAGGAAGCTGCGGCGTTTTGAACCGTTCTCCACGGCAGCAGAATTGATCGAAGATGCCCATGCGAAAATGCTCAAAGAGCTAACCCTCGATAAGACTGGTCCTGACCCTGACATTTTCCGCAAATCAGTGCTTGCAGACTGCATCACGGCTTTCGCGGGCAAGTCAAACGAAGTCAAGTTGCAGGTTCTGACGTTGTTTGGCTGCGCGGACCTGGCGGGCTTGTCTGCGGAGCGAATTGCTGCGATTTTCGGCAGCATCGGCCTCGACAAGTTTTATTCGCTGACGGCGGACGAGCAAAATCAAGTCGTGACGCTGCTGTTGGGATAACCACCGGGATTTTTCTTGAAAGAGGTTCCATCGTGGATGCAAACCCAGGAAACCCGGTAACCCCGGCTGAATCCAAAGCAGAATTCTTGGCTCGCATGGTCGAACGGCTGGGCGTGCCAACACTGATGACTGCTGTTTTGGGATTCGCCTTGTGGAGTTTCGGACAATCAATGTTCGACATGATGCGCGGGCATTTGTCCGAAGTAACGTCTGTCATGAAAACGATGCAGGACACCCAAGCTCGGGCCGCACTAATCCAGGAAAAAATGCTTTGGCGCATGGACCAAATTGAAGCCGCGGTGAAACGACAATGAAGCACTTGATTGCACTTCTCTTCTGCTGCTCGACCGCTTTTGGCCAATCCGTCACGCTCCCCGAGCGAATGGTCAGCCTGCCAGGAAC